GTGGATAGCGTTACTTATGTCAGTAATAGAGCGATTGACCTGCAAACTACCAGCAACCATCAAATTTGCATTAATTGTTCCAAATGATGCTGGCAAAGTGTTAGCAAAGTTGTTGTAATACACTTTTCCATCTGCACGATCGTGGAAACAACCACGGCCTGTTTGTGCAGCTGATTCAATAAGGTCTGCATCTATGTAAGTACCAGCGGCACGTTGATAAATGTAAATGGCATCAGTATTAATTGAACCAATCCACGATGGTGAATACTGCCAATTAGAAAGCACTTCACTAATACGGTTGTAACAATAGAAACCAGCATTACAAACAGCGTTAGATGGAGATACTGCCCACGTTTGACGGTGATTTTGTAATGATGCCATACGAGAATAGGCGTTAAACGTGTATGTGAACGTGCCCACACCATTAGACCAGTTAGTAGTCTCAATTGTTTTGTCACTAATGATGCCTGTAAAGATTGGTGTCCAAACAGCGTTGTAGTAGTCGTAACAATTAACGACGAGTGTTTGCCCTATGGCTGTCACACTATCCGTTAGTGGTGTGCTCGAGGCTGAATCAATTACGAGTGCTACAGAGCACTGCATCGCCGATGGTTGACTGGTTACATCTGGACGGCCACCACGAATGTTTAGGCTATCAATACGTGAAACGCCACCACCAATTGTTTCAGTAACTTTGAGTGATGGGTTTGCTGTCTGCCAACCAGCACGTAGTGTGCCATTAATAATTAGTTGGAGTTTAGGTTCGTAATAGGTGACCATTACAATGCGCTACCAATCAGGTTTGCCTGCCCTAAACGCTTACCTGAGTTTTGTAGTACGCGCTCTATGGATCTACGAGCTGAGTCAGCATCCACAATGCCGTTAAGAATAAATGTGTGGCCACCCCCTGCAGCAGTGTTGCCTGCACTCATAATGCGCCCAGACTGGTTAGGCACAAACCTTTCTGGCCCCATCTCACCAACTAGGTAAGATGCACCCTTACGCACTGGGCCACCAGATGCTCGTCTGCCATTAGTTGGTTGACCTTTTGCTCGTCTACGATCATTAAGCCATTTCGGATTGAAAAAATCCTCCAAACCTCTGCCGAGTCCCACAAAAAAACCTTTGGCTGATGAGTATGCGCTACCAATAGCAGAAAGTGCATTAGCCACATTAGTTAAAGCATTAGCAAATGTGGTAAATGCTGATGCTAATTGGTCTAGTGTACTCGCACCTGATCCTGCACCACTAAGTTTTCCTAATAAAATGCCAATAGCATCAGCCATATCAGATAATGCTGTACCTAAGTTGTATGCCTTATCAACACCTAGTGCACCACCGAGTGCATAAGCGTTATCTGTAAAATCTTTAATACCATTTTGTTTAACAGCAAAGCCTTTAGAAATACGAGAGATAAATGGTTGTACCTCTGTAGTAATAAATTTTAAGGCTTTAGAAATAAGTGGCAGTAGTTTCATACCAGCAGATTCCATAAACTCATTGAACGCTACTTTAAGTTTGTCAATCTGCCCTGCATAAGTATTGCCCTGTGCAGTTGCAGCACCCTTAGTTGTTTTAGTTATTTTGGCAATAATTTGTTCAAAGGTCATACCCTTTAACTCAGCCTTACTGAAACCCAGACCGAGTTTACCTAACGCCACATTGTTACCTAGAAAACTTTTGGCTAGTGCACCTGTTACCGAGTCCAAATCTTTCCCGGTCGTTGCACTAATGTCCATCGCTGTGCGCATAAGTTTCTGCGACTTAGAAACAGACTTAGTAGCAATTATTAACTTACTGAACGCTGGCCGTAACTTATCGTCACTTATACCAACCTGTTTACCAATAGCAGTAATAGATGCCTCAATGGCTTTAGTATTGTCTTTTCTGCCTTTAGTGTTATTGCGAATAGTGCGAGCGAGTTTGGTTTGTGCTTTCTGATCCTCAATGGCAGCATCCACAGCAATCTTTCCAAATACCAGCGCACCAGCTGCAATAGCGGCAAATGATGCAGCAACAGCAGTGCTAACCATTTTGACGCTGTTCTTAAAACGATGTAATCGTCTTTCAGCATCAGTTAAAGACCTACCAAACGGTTTAGTATCAGCCCTAAGAGCAATACTTATTGAACGACCAATACCTTTAGGCATACTTCCCACGCTCCCAATCTAAACAAACATCCCTAACTGCTTCCTGCCATTCACCATAAACGCGTGGAATGTAGGAATCTGATGCTGCAGTTGTCCAACCAACTTTGACAACATTCTTAGGCCAATTCACAGCATCACCACGAGAAAAGTAACGACCATTTGGAGCAGGGCCACTGGCGCGTTGATAAACACCAACAATAGTTCCGTAGCGCAACATATTGGATGACGCCTGACCAGCCTGCCTCCGTGCTCGAGGTTTATTGTTTGGTCGTGGACCAATCATTGAACCAGCACCAGACTTACGACCTGAGTAGTAAGGTCCGGACGATTTACCAATAATGAGTTTGGGTATACGATCTCTACCCACACGGATAGAGGCAATCAAAGGCCCAGCAACTCGAGGTGATACGTGTTGCAGAATCTCACGGATAACAATTGGTTTCATAATGTTCTCAGCAATACGCCCAGCATCATCACGCAAATCATCATTAGCCTTTTTAGGCAATTGTTTCATAGCCATCAGTAAAGCCTTAAACTCTGTGGCATCAAACTCAACTGGTGCACCAGTGCGATAGTTGATAGAGCGACTAGGTGCTGCCATTACTCTCTCCTATCAGCTCGTTAATGGTCAGGATGTCTGACCAGTCCAGTTCATCCCAATCTAGGCGGATAACCCCGGCAACTGCGTAACTTAAACGCTGTCGCTGGAGGCTTCCGCTACCGTGGGGTTTACTGGTTCAGGCTCCGCAAAACCTGAGATTTCATCTAGGTTGTCTAACCAGATTTCAAACGGTTCATTAGTTAACGCTTTGCGTGATAGTACAGCCCACACAAACACAGCCAAATCCTCGAAGCCTATCCGTAACTCGTCTTTGCTCCACAGATCACTAAACTTTGATTTGGTGTAACGCTCCCATTTGATTATGTCAGCTGGGAGCGTTACAACCGTGTCGGGTTTTCCGCTGTGGATGTATTCAATTTGTAGTTTCATTACGACCCTTTCTAGGTCTATTAGACAGTAGTTGCCGTTACTGAGCCATCTTCAACAACGAATGAAAGTGACGTTGTCAAAACATCATTTGCGCCACCACCGATTGGTGGGAACACTGGGAACACATTAAATGTGTAAGTTGGAATAACACCAGTTGCTGAGCCAATTTTAAGAACAGCCAAAATTGCTGTATCTGGTGCGCTTTGTGCTAGGTTCCATAGTGCTTTGCAAACACTGTTAGAAGTTGTGCCTGATGATGTGCTGTTCCAATCCTGATACAACTCAACATCGAGTGTGCCCGACTTTGACACAGTTTTGTATGAACGGCCAGACAGGGTTTCGATAGTCTGCTGGTCATTCTCAACAGTCAAAGTTGCTGATGAACAAATGTCAGCGTAAGTAACAGAGTTGATGGTTAAAGTAAGGTCGTGCCCTGTTGCGTAAATGAGAGCCATAGCCCTACTCCTTTTTGCTAGTGACGTTCAGTTGAACATCAGTTGTTAAAACATCTACTGGCCCTACCTGAGTCAGTGATGGTTGGGAAAACTCCCCAATCTGAACACCTGCTGGGCAGGCATCTAGAAACTTTGTTATGAGATCCTCGAGGTTTAGTAATGATGCCTGATTATCAATCATCGCTACCATTAGTGTTGCTTTGAATCCGAGGTCTAAACGGTTTGTGCCAACTGTTGGCAGGCTAATGTATGGCTGACCGGGAACGAGAACAATGGCTGGTACAGGCATAGTCTCACTGGGATAACTAAAGACTAGGTAACCAGTTCCCTCGAGGGCCTCAGCTAGTTCTGCGCGTGTGTCGGAGATGCTCATCCAATCATCGACCCCACATCACGGTAACGACCAATCAGACCCATCACTTTGCTGATAATGGAACGGCCCATCATATAAGGCCCCGGTGTAAAGTCGATGCCCTGAGCCTGACCACCCGGTGTTGTACGTGCGTTAAACACATCAACAGCCACCATTAGTGTGGCCTGTCGAACAGCATCAACCGTGTCGTAAGTTGTGGCTGAGGTTAATGTTGCTGTACCCATTGGACGGTAAGCGTAGGCTGGCTTATCTGCGCTGGCTGTTGCTGCGCTGAAAGTAAAATCTGTTTTGGCTGTGATTGTGTATGTGCCGTTGTAATCTGTGTTATGCACAATAACGCTTTGACCAATTGCAAAGCCGTGGCGTTGAATGGTGCTAAACAGCACAACACCCGAATCAACCCGAGCATAAGTAATGCCCACTGATTGTGTATCTAGAAATGGTTTAACAACAGCAGTTGCTGTATCAATAACTGATTGAAGTGTTGCATCAGGGTATAAGTCACCAACACCTAACGCAGTCTTTAACTCGTCTAGTGATACGTAAGCCATAATTACTCCTGATTGTGGTGTTGTGGTGAGGCTAGGAAACCCTAGCCCCACCCAACTTTAGTCGATTTAGGTTAAGTTAAAGCGACGGATGCCAGTTGCCTTCTTAGTGGCGATGGCGTAGTAACCGTAAAGGTTGATGCCGATTTGACCAGTTGAAAGCAGGTTAACCTGCAGGCGAGTCTGTGGACCTTCGTAGAAAGTCACAGCTTCTGGAACAACTAGGAAGCACGAGTCATCAATTACACCTGAAGTTGTGATGTTTGGATCAACATAAAGGTTTGCACCCAAAACATTACCAACAATGCTTTGACCTGATGCATTACCTGATGAGTTAGTTGGACCATTTTGTGCAGTGTAAAGTGAACGGCCAGTTGAATCGGCGTAACCCATAATTGCTGCCCAAACATCGGTGCTAGCAACTAGGTTGCGAGCGTATGAACTGGTTGCTTTGAAAGCAGCGGCAGATTCAGTTGCGATGAACGACTGGAAACCTGCAGCAGTTGCAGCAGTTGTTGATGCAGCAGTACCTGCAGCGAGTGCAGTTAGAACAGCGTTATCAGTTGCCTTAGCATAAGCAGAGGACAACTGAACCATAAGTTCGTTCATAAACTCTGGCGAAGATCTGTCTGCGAGCTCGAAACTCACTTCATTGTATCCACTGGCCTTTTTTACGTCGACCGATATATAATCGCTGACCATCCCGGTTTCGGACGGTGCAGCCGCTTCTGCAACAGTTCCAACAGTTGGAGCAGTTGTTAACTTAGGAATTGTAAATGACATTCCTGCAGATGTGAGGGCCTGACGCGAAACTGCTTCAACGGCTGGACGCCCAGCAAATGTGCTGGAAATAAACTCGTTGAATGGGTTTGGCTGTGACAATGTCCAACCAGTGTTTGTGCTAGTGCTGTCATCGGCAGCCATAACAAATTGACGGCTATCTTCGTTGCCTCGAGCAGCCTTAATTGAATGCTCTAAATAAGACACTGCGTTAACGATTGGCGAACGTGGTGCGCTGAAAATTGGGGAACCCTGTGCAACCGCTCTGGATGCTTCTACAGGAGCCACAACTTCAACAACTTCGGCTTCAACAGCCTCTGGTGTTTCGTTTGACATTTCAATCTCCTCGATTGATTGTGTTGAAGTATCAGCGGATGCTGCTACCTGACTAACCCGAGCCTCTGCAAACGCAGGATCTGTGACTAGGGAAACTTCGACTAGACGCGCAGAAAGTACGTGTATGCCATCGTCTTTCTGAACACTGTCAATGATGCTCGCGCCTACTGAAAGGCCGTCTCGTAGCCCCTGTGAGGCTTCCACGAGGCTATCTGTGCCTGCTGAGGTTTGAGCAATCTTAAATGATGCGTTGATGCCGCCCGGTGTAATGGTGAAATCAGTCATTTTGCCAATAGGCCGTGTGCCATCGTGCTGGAGCAACAACTTCACATCTGCTGGGTTAATGTCGTGAATTGAACCCAGCTCGAAAATAACTGGTCCGAGACTGGTCTGACCTACAGCACCAAACGGAACAATCTGGCCAGTGATCGTGCGAGTCTCAGATGAGGCCGTCATAACTGGTGCGCTAAATGTAACTAATGTTTCAGGCTGTGTCATTTGCTGGTGCTCCTAATGTTGTCGATGGTGCTAGGTCTACTAGGTCTCGTGCTTCGTCAACAGTGATAATTCCGCCTGCCAGTAACTTCACAGCGATGTCAACCTGCTCTGCTGGGTTACCTCGCAGGAAATCATCCATATCGAAACGGACCTGCTGGCCACGTGGCGTAACATCATCCATCGATAGGCGCGACTCAATGATGTCTAGGTAAGGCCGTAATGAGAAGTCAACGAGTGAACGGCGTTCAGATGTGACATTGGAGTAAGTCATTGAGTTTGTTTCAGCACCAACATAGATCGCTGGGATACCCATCAACCGGGCGATTTCACCATTAGAGTGTGCGCGACCCTCGGTGAGTTGCATTTGTGCAGAGTCAAATCCCAAAGTAGTTAACTTAATTGGGCCTTCTGTGTAAGCAGTTGAACGATCACGGCGAGCCTGCTTAAACGATGCCAGCAGGTTACTAATCTGATTAGAGTCCAGATTCATACCCTCGTTATTAAGCACCATCTGTGGCACTGGTTCAGATGCCATACGGTACGCGGCCTGCTCCAATTCCATAGCAGTCTTAATAGTGCGACCAGCACGAACGAGAACACCCTCGTCCATACCGTTAAACACAATGAGTGAACCCAGACCATTATTTGGTAACAATTGGCCATCTAGGTTGTAGCTGATAACCAGAGTTTGGTCTGCAGAAATGTTAGGTGTAACGCGTACAGGGTTAACACGGCGTAAACGGTAGGGCCTACCATCAGCAGGAGACACATCCATAACCTGCAAATAACCAATACCGTGGAACAGTAAATCATCAACTAGCCAACCAATAGTGTTAGCGCGTGGCACTGCTGGGTCTGGTTGGTCAATAACCACACGGTTCTTAATGCTTATGTCCTGCGCGTTGTATTCCTCGAGTGGCAAAGACCCAATTGTGCCACAAATAATGTTGCGTGCCCGGGCAACAGCAGGAACAGACATAGCCTGCTCACGCGTAACATAAGTAAACCCAATACCATCAATGGGGAACACAACCGACCCATAACTAGGTGGTGTGTATGGGAATACGCTGGCCGTTACATCAGGAACATTATTTGCAGGAGGTTGGCTGTTAACTCGCCTCGCGTTAAATAAACCCACCCATAAAGTATCTCACATAGTAAGACAACATACGAACAAATGTTCAATTATTTTAGAGAAGTTTTATCGATGGCTATCGAGCTACAGCAATCTGCATAACTGTCACAGTCCTGCGTAGGACAACCACTGCGGCAGGCCATTATGCTGTTCTAACCCATACAAATACCGTTGATGAAGTCCTGTAAAATCTGAATGTTGCTGATGAGTTAGCAGCGATACTAGTGTTGCCTGTTAATGTAACACCAGATACACCAGTCGCAGTCGCAGCGAAAGATGCTTCATTAACAATAATTACATCTGCTGCTTCCCCATTAGTAGTTAAAAAAGCAGCACAAATTGATGTAGATGGCAACGACAAAGTACCAGTTGCAGTGAGATTTGCGCTAGTGATCCGCATCCAACCACTAGTTAAAACGCCTGATGAAATTGTTGATGCGTTACTCGTCCACGTTAAAGTTGTTGGTGCACTATTTTGATAAATTGTTCTAGTAAATGTTGGCCTAGTGAACACACCATTACTAACTGTAGGTGTGGTGATAGTTGGCGTAGCAAAAGTACCGTTAGTTACGGCTGGGGTAGTAATTGTTGGCGTATCAAAAGTGCCATTTGTTACAGCTGGGGTAGTAATTGTTGGTGTTGTAATAGTTGGACTAGTTTTAAGAACGACACCACCAGTGCCAGTGCTGGCCCCGGTTGCACCAGTTCCACCCTGTGAAGTGCTTAAAGGTGTAGTCAAACCTGTAAGACTTAAAATGTCGTTATTTACGCCACTGCTATCTATACCTACTATTTTAAAATCTTTGTCAGGAATTGCTATTTGGCGATTAGCGCTTAATGCAGATGCGTCAATTGTTGCAACTTTATTTGCAGCACCTAATTTAATAAAACCCGTAGAGATTAATTGCAATCCTGAAATTGTTCCACTAGCCAAAATGGTATTCAAAACAGTTAGGCTACCTGTGTCTAAAGTTAAGTTACCTGTCCCACTATCAAAAATCATTGAACCAGAACCGTTATCGCAGGTTAAAGATCCCTGTATAGTTTGACTGTTTGTGAAAGTGTTTGTTGTGCCAGTGTTTGCTTTACCAGCCAAAGTTGTCGTAAGACCAGTAACTGCTGAAGCACTAGCCAACTGAATAGGCGTAGAAGCAACAGCAGTAGTTCTACCTTTAACATCGACAGTAATTGTTGGCACAGCAGTAGCAGTGCCATAAGTACCAGTAGGTGCTGGTGACAAATCAGCCAAACTTAAAGTTCCTGCAGTAGTTATCGGACCACCAGTTAAACCAGTACCAGTTCCAACACTGGTGACAGTACCAGAGCCACCACCACCGCCGGCATCAATCCATTTTGTATCAAAATTAGTGCTGCTATTTTTTGCTAATACCTGATTAGTTGTGCCACCAGTTGCCAAACCCTGACCAGTTGGGCCCTGAATACCTGTAACCTGCTCAGATAAAATAGTGACAGCCTCAGTCACACCTAAAACAGTTGTAGCCTCATCTACCGTTACTTTATAAACAGCCATCAGATAGTTACCTGCCCATCAAACACAATTTTTCCCTCAATTAAACGGTAAACAGTTGTGCCATTAGTTAACTCTAGATCGTAACGGTAAGTTCCCGGTGTAATGGCTGTCTGTGTTGCGCTCATAGCAACGACAACAGTTCCAGCAGACCCGCCAACAGTTATTCCTGCACCACTGGTCAAAGTAAGCACAGCAGTAGAATTAAGGTGTTCTTTTATCTGCATACGGCCTGTGTAACCAGTCCAGTTAACAGCCACGCCATCAACCGTAGCTGTAAAAGTTTTATCCCACGTAGCCCCACAATAAGCAATCGTGTTATATGTGGCAGGTGTAATCATAGTAATAACTATACCGCAACTGTGATAGTAGTTTGGGGCATTTCAGCGTGACCAACTGCCATAACTAAAGCAACAGCCGCTGGAATACTGCCTGATGTTTTACGAGCAATACGCCAACCACCATCAGATGCAGGCCTGCGAGAACACATAGCCAACTGGGCGCGTAATTCAGGCTGACCCGGATGAAACAATCTGCCCTGATTCATTGAGGACATAGTTACATCACACAATGTTGGAAACAAAGTTCCTGACCACGCTGTTGGCTCAATCCTGATACCAACCTTTTTAAGATGCATAGCCACGTGCTCACTAGCTCGAGGATCATAAGCCACCAACTTAGTCTTATACCTACGCACAACTGCAGCAATCTCTGCAGCCAATTCCAATTCATTAATAGGCTCGTCTTTCATCCACGCGTGACTAAAGATACGCAAACCATTATCAACAACCTGAGCAGAAACCAAATAAGCCTGAGTACGGTTAAAGTCCATATCTATGGCCATAAAGGTAGGCAACTCTGGATCCATAACTAAAGTACGGTCTAGGCCAGCATCAAACTTAGTAAAGTTCCACGGACTGTCTAACGCATCTACCCATTGACACAACAACTCTGTTCGCACATTATCCGGGTGGTCACGAGCAACTGAATCCTCCAAAGACGCCAATTGTACTGTATGACCGAGTGCCGGGTTAGCGGCCTGCCACGCTTTAATATCCGTGATTTTACAATGTGGCTCAGCAGACCATTCCCACCAACCCAGTCGCGATGAAGTATCGCCGAGTGCCCTCGAGCGTAAATCATTAAGCACAGTAGATTCTGCCGTTCCCGCATTGGAAGTTATCCACGTCTGTGCATTTGGTCGAGCGCGAGTGGTTGGAGCAGCTGCGGCCCAAACAGGTTCACCAATTTCGCGCAACTCATCAATGTAAAGTAAATCGGCAGAAGCACCACGAGCCCCATCAGCAGTAGCAGCCAAAATAGAATACTTACGCACACGCTGGCACGTCTCTGTACAATCATTCGGATAATGGTGACACCAAACTTCAATACCTTCATTACCATTAGTCCTGCTAACCCTTTTTAATCGTTTATGCATCCACGGCGTGGACTCAATGACTTCCAATACTTTCCAAAGTGTATCCAGCGACAAACGCCTATTCTGTGCCATCCCATAGGCCTGAGCATCACCAAAGATAAATAGCCCTGCCAGAATACGCATACGAACCAAATGTGTCTTACCATTCTGACGCGCTACGAGAATCCCAGCAGTAGTCCTAACCCACTTACCATCTTTATTTACTACCAGTGCCTGATTCATTACGTGCTTTTGCCAATCCATTAGAGGCATCCCTAGGCTTTCGGCTAGTTCTGCCACCAGTGGTCCCAGCGACTTTCCTGCCACTGGCTTTGACTGCAGTCGGGGTTTGGATGAGCCGTAAATAATCTTTTGCGAAGTTCTCGCCATTATCTGCTACTTCCTGTGTAGTCGTAGTTACAACATTACGCGACTTAGGTGTGAGTTTGTACGCATCCAACAATGTAGTAAACCGTTGCACCAATGCCGGGACATCTTTAAGATCACCAGTATCAAAAGCAACATCAATGGCCTTAGCCAATCGAGCTAGTAACGCCATACCAGCAACATCAACTGGTGTCAGGTGCTCACCATTATTAGCCAAAGCAATCTTTAAGTTTTCAAACACACTCACATCTTTTTTATTCATTTCCTGCCTCAGGTGGTTGTAATTTTCTCATCGGGGAAAGACTCCCGCC